TGAAGCATAACGATTCGGGTCTGTAATTTGCAAGTTGATTAAATCAGACCTGCGGTACATTTTCTTGCCACCGACAGATTGTGTGGAACGAGTTTCAGATACAGTTTGTCGTAAAGCCTTTTTTGATTTTTCCTTTTCTTTCTTTTGTACTTCTTGTGTTTTTTGTACCATATTTATTTTATCGTACATATCAAAAAGTTCAATAGCAAAGTCTGGTCTAAATTCAGTATCAGCTTTACGGAAAATATCTTTCCTTATTTCACTAGCACCTACCCATTCTTGAAAATTCTTGTCTGCGACTCGAGTTTCCCAGTCTGGATATGCTTTTTCAAGTACACCAAGTTTAGCTTGTTGTTCTTGTTGTGCCATTTGTTTTCTAGCTTTGAGTACATCTGGATGTTTTTCTATAGCTGCATTAACTGCTTTCGCAGGGTCAGTATAAAAAGCCTCTTCAAAACTAACTTCCTCTTCTTGTGGCTCTTCTATAGTAGCTTGTGTTTTATTTTGTGCTTCAAGTAAACTTTGGATTAACTTTCGTTGTTCACCAACTTCCGTTCCTTGTTTACCAAACGCCTGTTCAGCGTTCTGATGCATTTCAATTACCTCTTCAAGAGTTTTTCCTGCATACTTTGCTGGTATTTCAACTTCTGGGGTTTCTTCAACTACATTACCTTCTGGTTCTGCTACTGCTTCTGCCTCAATTACTTGTTCTACCTGCGTTTCTTGTACAGGCTCTCCTGTTTCTGGTTTACCATCTACTACTATACTCATTTTTTCTCCGCCCTCGTGGGGTTATGAAGTTTAACTATGTTGGATTTCCATCTTGGAGTTCTTCCAACGCTATTGTAGTTGCTGTTTCTAAACTCAATATAAAGTTTATAACTCGCAACTGACCCTTGACTTCCCAAAGGTCTTGCTCAGAATTAATATTATCTACATTAGTAATATTAGATTCTAAATTTGACATATCTTCTTTTAAATCTAACCAGCCTTCATGTTCCATCATAGACATTCTGTCTATAAAAAACTGCTCATCTGTTTTAGGCATAGTTTATTGTATTCGTGTACTTATATCTGATTTTTTACCTGCTTGTTTTGCTTTAGCAAGGTTTAAAATTGTTTCAGATTTTAAATGTTCTACTTCTGGTAGATTTCTAGCTGTTTCAGAAATTGTATTTGCCATATCTACCTTGTCTTTTTCTATTCCCATAGCTTCTCTTTCCAATCTAATAGCTTTAGCTTGTGCATCTATTTCAGTTGGTACTAATGCTGCTGCTTCTGCTTGATGTTTGAGTGCTTTGGCGTTTTCTTCTGCTGCTTCTGCTGTTGTCTTTTGTATCGTAGCTTGTGCTTGTTGCATTTGTAACTGAGCAGCCATATCTTGCATCTGTTGCATCTGTGGGTCTGTTTGTAGCCCTTGCTGTAGTCCAAATACAATCTGGTCACGGTTATGTATACTAGAATTTTGAAACATAGCAAGCAATATCACATTAAATGCAGGTGAATCAGCAGGTATAGACTGCAACATTTGCACCATCTGTTGCATTTCTAACTCTTTAGCCATAATGCCCATAGTAGAATAAGGTATAAACTTATAATCAGTTACAGGGTATCTATCAACATCAAACTGTATCTTACGATACATAGCTTTGTTAATCATTGGTATAAGGAATGTGTTCTGGAAGTTCATCAAGGTGCGTTTCTGACGCTTGATAGACGCTGACTGCATCATTGACATACCACTTGCAGTTTCTTGCTGTGGCATAGACATATCAGCACTACCAGTACCCATTTGAATCATGTTTTGTAGACTAGATACTTGGTTAAATGTACTTGCATCCATCTGACCCATGTCTAATGGCATGATTGCATCTCTAGGATTACCATTAGTTAGTACAGTTTTACCTGCTCTAACCTCAAATTTACTTCCACGAGGTAAACGAGTAGCATCTGCAGCCATCATCATAGTGTTACGCAGTGCCATAGAGTCAATTCTTGCCCTCATCTCTGCATCAAGTGCTTTTTGTGCGTTATATCCTTTTTCAACTACCCCTCTACCCCAAAAACGGTTAGGAATAATGTCATGTTGGTACGCAACAAAAGGTCTATCCTTCATCATAAAGGCATTTTCTTCTACACGCAAGATGTACTCATCATTACATATAGTTACTACAGCCTCTACTAACTCATCTTTCTTTGTATACTCGAAGTCATCCTTATCAGCACTTTTCTTTAGGAATCTTTTAGGTACTAAACCCCAATACTCTGTTATTTTGACAGAATCAGACTCATCTGCTTGTCTTATTTCTCCATCAAACCCTAGTTTTGCAGTATCGTAGTCACCATCTAGGGGTACATCACGGTATATACCCGATTGAATACCTTCAACTACATGATATCTAGGTTTAATTACTTCGTGGGCGACACCTAATGCTTCATCAATTGTATTTGCAGCAGGGTCAAACAAAAATTCGTGTGGTGATATAGGTTCTACTTTAACATCAATAGATGAGTACTCAGTAATACCACGCATACCAGTCATTGAACCTTCAACAGGCTGTTCTGCTGGTGCTCTTTCTATACTTTGATTAACAACAATTTTTGCAATACCTGTTCCGTAGATTGCAGCGTTTAAAAATACTTCTGCAATTGCATCTTTACAGCCAGTTTTTTCTAAATCTTCTTGTAATAGATTTCTTATGTATTCTGCTTCACTATTGTCTTGGTCAAGCATGTCATCTTGTATATCAAACCATTTTCCCCTGCCAAATGTTGCTTCCTCGAGTTCAGCAACAGATGATTCTACAGCTTGTTGTGTAGCAGGTGCGATAATTCTTGAGCGTTCTGATGTTCTTGTACGGTCAGAAGAATCCCAGATACCTCGCCAGATACGATAGTATTCATCCCACTTGGCAGTATAGTTTTGAGAACGATGATTACGCCACCCATCTAATCTATACATTAACCAACTAGCTAGGGCTTGGTATTGTAGTTCCTTCTTGTCAAGCATAAAAATGTATTCCTAAGAAATTGTTGCGATTATAACACAAAACACAGTTTTAGTGTACGCTATCACTGAGTTCTTCTATTTCAATGTGACCATCCATAATCATCTTACATATAGATAAGTCTACTTTTTCATCATCGGGTATTAAAGTAGGGTCTATGTCATTAGCAAAATTTGCAATAATAGACAACGCTGCGACATACCTCATTTTTAAAGTAGTCGGGTCAGCACTAAACTCTAATACATCTTGATAATCTTTATCGTTTAAATCTTCAATATCCTGCAATATCATCTACTGGACTCCATTCTTCTTCTAATTCAATTGTGTGGGCAAAGTCGCTGACACTTACTTGGTCAATATACGCGAGTGAGTCAAGCAAATCGTCATGTGCCATCTTATTTGGAAAGTCTAACATTTGGTTTTTAAACGCCCTCCAGTCTTTATCTGGATTAAATGTTATCTGACCATGTTCCATTCTACCTTGTAGCGACCATGTTATTCTATCTATTTTCTTTTTACCACCGTGACGCAACTCTACAAGCGACAGCCACTTGTTTTCTGTCCTCATTTCATCTTCCAAATAAGGTAATATAGCATTACGCAATGCTCCAGTTTCAATCCCTACAGAATTACATTCAACCCTAACCGCAGCACCAAGAATTTTTTTAGCCGTTTCTTTAATGTTCCAGCGACCATGTATAATGTCTTTAACCCACCACTTATCGCGGTCTATCTTTACAACAGCAATAGAGGTTTCGTCTAGTCGAGAGCGTTTAAGATTGCGTTCTTTCTCACTATCCTCGTAACCTGCTGGGTCAACAGCTATACAGTAGTTACCTTCATCTGGTTCATCATCTTCTGTAAACCACTCTTCTTTAAATATACCACCACTAAAGGTTTCAAATGACGCTTCAAACTCTTGCCTAAAAGACATAGACGACATTGACTTACTTGCAGCCTCTATCTCTTCTTGGGGTAAGAAAGGATTATCAACAGAGGTGAATTGGAACGCATCCCAGTTTTCCTCATCTTCTATTGCGTCTTGATACAAGTCAAAGAAATGATTTTTACCAGCAGGTGTACCTATAAATAAGGCTCTACCTTTTACATCCGCAAGTGTAGGTCGTATGATTTGTTCCCAGACAATAGGTTTCATACTGGCGTACTCATCAAGCACGACATATGACAAGCCCACGCCCCTCAAGGTTTCTGGTCGGTCACTGCCTTTTAAATATATTTTCCTACCATTTATCAGAGTAAGAACTGCGGTGTTCTCGTATGCTTGTACTATTAAATCTCTTCCTAATTCTTTCAGCATAGCCCACATGATGTCTTTGGCTTGTTGAAAGGTCGGTGCTATATAGAATACATCTTTAGATTCTGACTGTATAGCATTAATGAGTAATAACCAAGCAGATAGGTAGGACTTTCCAAATCGCCTTCCAGCAGCGACTATCTTAAACCTTTTATTCGATTGGAATATCTGCAGTTGAGCAGGGTGTAAATTAATGTCTAATTCAGCCAAACTTTTCTGCCATTGGTGTTGAGTCTATATTAACAATAACCTCATCATCAGTTTTTTCTACTGGCTCAATAAGTTCACCCTCTGGAGTCACATCAAGTTGTTGTTGAATGTTATCCAGAGAGGAAACATTAATTATCACTTGGGCATCAGCCTTAGTGCGTGTAGAGTCTACAGCTTTGTGAACAGGGAGGATTCTATCCAGACACATTTTAAGGCAATGTACATCCCCTTCCATAGCTTTTTCTATAACCTTTTCTACTATTTCTGGAGATTTGTTTGACATTAACTCTCGTGCCAAAGCAGTAAACTTGTTTACAGAACCCTTTGGTCTACCCTGTCCATTAAGTGATTTCATACCTTTATGAAGATTAGGGTTTCCTCGTTTTTTCTTAAGTTCTGCCATAAGGCTCAGAGTAGAGTTGTCTTGTGGGTATTATAACACAGTATTGATAATGATTATCATTCTTTTTTGAAATCCTGTTTTTTGTGATTAGGAGGGTTTATATATGTACAGCTCGGTACATGGGGCCCCTGCCCCATGTTGCTCTTAGCAAAAAGCATGAATGCTTTTTGTAGGACAAAGATTGCAGCTATGCTGCACCTTTGATGCTCTTATAACTAAGCCAATGCAGGGCATTGGTACTTAGTTATACATTTATTCTTGGAGCGATAGCGTTCTTTGCTCGCAAAGCCAAGTCCGAGTGTAAGAGAGAGGGATATACTATTTTTGTAAAAGATTATCACCAATGAAAAGAGCGTGAAAATTAGAATGCAATTACTATATATCTAATTCTATGCTGTTGGGGCTTAACTGCTAAGCGTTGATTTTAGCAGACAAACCCCTAACTAGTCAAGCGACTTTCTGTGTATCTTGTAATTGATTTAAAAAACCAATTGCTTTGTTTGCTTTTGCTGACGCTTGAAAGATAAATTTGTTATCATCTTTCAGTGCTTGCATCCATGAATTTAAATATTTTGCATGGTCGGCATTTACCTCGACTGGCTCAATTCCGAAATGGACTGACTGAAAACAAGCACCCAGTTCCGCAACAAGTTCCTCAAACGCGTAGGCTTTGCGGTCTGACTTGCCCTTTAAATTTCTATCACATCTTGACTCGTGACCAGTCCAGTGAGTTAACTCGTGGAACAAAGTTCCATAATAATTCTGTTCAGCGTTTGCGTCATCAGTTGCAAAAAATGTTTTCATTGGTGGCATGTTTATATGGTCTGAGTTCGGGTTATAAAATGCTCTTGCGTGTAGGTGTTCAATCTTTGCCCCTGTGTTCTGAATCCACTCATCAGCTAAGACATGAGAAAAGTCCGAACCGCCTACAACTGGTGCGACTTCGTAGTCTTGAGTCTGTGACTCGTTAAAAACATAATAACATTTCATCATTGGAATTTTTAACGGGTTGCCTTGTGTGTCAAAATCTGTCTTAGATTCAAGCGACTTAAAAAATACAATCGTTGTGGCTTTCTCACCTTTACGGATTTGCTTGCCAACTCTTGACCATGCTTTATAAGTTCCCCACTCGTGTGAAGTCATTTCCTCACCCAGTAAAATAAATAAATTTATTCCACTGTATGCTTTTTTTGTTTCACAATTAATTGGCATTCTTGAATCGCCCACCCATGACTTGAGCCAGTTCGTGCCATGTGTTTCCATTTGAGCAATAACATTTTGTGTCACTTTGTTTTGTAGTTCTGAAGTAATCATAATATCCTCTTAGTTAATAGTTTTTTTGTTTTGTTACTGAGTATATTATAACACTTCTACACCATTTGTCAAGAGAATAATTAATTAATTTCAAAAAAAAATAAGGGCTGTCTTGAAATTTTCGCCCTAGCTTTTTCATTGCCGATTGCTCTTTGCTTTTCGCTCGGTTGTTTCTGCTGTTTGAAACATTAAGAGCATAGACCAAGCCGACTAGGCTTGACCTTGCTTTGCATTTACCAAGCCGACTAGGCTTGACCTTTACGCTTTTGACATAGCGAATGGCTGGCAATAAGACTGGCAATAACGGAGTCCAACAACAACTCAAGTTATTCTAGGGTTATTCTAGCCATGAGCTGAGCCGACTCTTAGGCGAATCCTTCAAAAAATTTTTGCCCTCACAAGTTCGGGCTAAGTAAGGACTCGCTCATCGCTCGGTTATGCTAAGAGCAAAAGCAAGAGCAAGAGCAAGAGCCATCTGCCAAAGTGAAAAGCAATTGGTGCGAGGACTGAAAGACAGGCGAAAAAATACCCGACTGTTTTGGTCGGGTACTTAATGCGAATGATTATCGTTTAGCTTTCTTCATCTTCCTCTAGAAATAAATCTAACTCATTGAATAATTCAACACAGCTTTCTAATTTGTGTGTGTCTGATGACATAGAAAAATTTATTGAAAGAGAAACAAAAAACATATTGACTTCATGGTCAAGAGTTGTCTCTACTGTTTCAGTATCATAAGCATCATCTAAAAAATGAAAACTTGACATTAATATTTTTCTAGCTGTGAACATTGCGTTTGCGTCTTTGAATTTGAATTGGATAATTGTGTTTGCTTTTTTCATTTTATTTCCTTATATAGTTATAGTTGTTTTTTTCTTTGTTACTGGGTACATTATATATCAAGGTATATATATTGTCAACACTTTTCTTTAAAATAAAGTAAAAAAAGTTTGATTAATTCTAAGGTATCTTAGCCTTGATTCTAGCCCCTTTTATTTTTAGCCATGCAATGCTATAGGTGGGAGGGCGTTCGTTGAATTGATACTCTCAGTACACAAAAGTTTCTTCTGAGGAAACATAAATAAATATATAAAATCTCTTTACTTTTATTATTTACCTGTGTTATAATAACACCAGTAACACAAAAAAATAATTTTAATTTTAAGGAGTAGTAAAAATGATTAGCATGAAAGACGCAATTATAGAAAGCACAGAAATTTGGTTTGAGTTTGGCGGAACAGATTTTGAATCATGGTCAGACGCTCACCCCGATTTGCATCAATTGAGTTTGGATGTAATGACAGAGAATGAATCGGGCATCAAATCATTTATGGAAATTTATTCAACAATGCAAAGCGAGGGAATATTATGAGTTTTAATTTTATGAAAAAATCTATCGAAGAACTAAAGCAAGATTTATTAAATAAAGAACCTGTGAACTGGGAGCAAATGCAAGACGCAGACCAAAGCGAACTTGCCGAACTAAACAGGCAAGAATAT